CCATGCTGCCAATGAGGGCAGCCAAAGCAGAGGGTACTCGCTAGAAGATACCCAAGAGGGAGTGAATCCTCCTGTACACGTCAAAGATAATTGTCTTTTTCGCGTTCCTATTAAGCATCACAAACGCATTATGGCGTTGTGTGCTGACTATCCGAGTCTCTGTGAGACGTGTCTAGATAGATTCTCTAATGTGAGATTTCAGATACAATCACAAGACACTTTTACTTCCATACCGATAACAAATTGTTTGTTTGAAGCTTATGCTAAAGATTTAGAAAAGATTAACGCTATGTGCGTATCTTTCCCTTTCTTTTGTGAAGAATGTTTAGATAGAATTGTTAATTTAAAATATAATTTTCAAGTTCAATCTGCAGATATAATCACTCCTGAAGCTTTAGATACTGTCACCGAAGAAAATATTGATTTTCATGATGAGAGTACAGGTATGGAAACTGGGTTTTATCGTCAATTAGATAGTAATTCTATTTTAGATGAAACCCCATTGGATTTGGCGAAATTTCTTTCGCGTCCTGTTCGTATAGCCAATTTTACTTGGTTAGAAGCAGACGCTGTAGGAACTATTCGTACTTTTTCTCCTTGGGATTTATTTTTCAATGATACACGTATAAAGAAGAAATTAGATAATTTTGCCTTTTTACAATGTGATTTGAAAGTGAAAGTTATGATTAATGCATCCCCATTTTATTATGGTTCTATGATTATGAATTATCTTCCATTACCCAATCTTACACCATCTACAGCTCCTAGTGATGCTGCTTTTAGGTATTTCATACCTATATCTCAAAGACCTCATTTGTGGATTTCTCCACAGCATAATGAGGGTGGTGATATGATCTTACCCTATTTCAATTTTAGAAATTGGTTGAGACTTCAGATTCGTCAAGACTTTTTAGATATGGGCACTCTAAATTTTGTAAATTATACTGTTTTAGATAGTGCCAATGGTGTATCAGGAGCTGGAGTTACAGTTTCAGTTTATGCTTGGGCAGAGAATGTCCGCATATCTGGTCCTACACTTGGTCTTTCTATGCAATCTCAAGATGAGTATGGAGAAGGCGTTGTATCTAAGCCTGCATCTGCGATAGCTAATGCAGCTAGTTATTTAGAAAATGTACCTATTATTGGTAAATTTGCCACAGTGACTAGAATTGGAGCTTCAGCTATTAGTAGTATTGCATCTCTTTTTGGATTTACAAATACTCCTGTTATAACTGACACAATGCCATATAGACCTTCTCCATATCCACCTTTTGCATCTACCGATATTGGATTTCCTGTTGAAAAATTAACAGCAGATCCTAAGAATGAACTTAGTATAGATCCTTCTATAGTAGGTTTGGATAGCAAAGATGAACTGATAATATCCAGTTTAGTTGGGAAAGAAAGTTTTCTTACTCAAGCTACTTGGACTACTGCAATTGCTGCAGATGCCATACTATTTACGAGTGTGGTTACTCCTAGTATGTTTTCAGTTTCTACTGCTACTAATCCAGCTTTATATATGACACCATCCTGTTGGGTGGCTCAATTGTTTAAAGCTTGGAGAGGTGATATGATATTTAGATTTAAATTTATTTGTTCTCAATATCATAAAGGTAGAGTTAGGATATCTTATGATCCTGCCGGTACTGCAGCACAGAATTTAACAGCAGATGCTGTTTCTTCTACTGTTGTATTTACTCAAATAGTGGATCTTAATAAAGATACTGATGTAGAAATCAGAATTCCATACCAACAAGCTATTTCCTGGTTATTAACTAGAACTGGAGAATTGAATACAGCTGTAACTCCTTGGAGTTTAGCTGCATCTCCATCGTATATTTTTGATCCAGGATATCATAATGGTACTATTCAAGTTAGAGTTTTGAATGCTCTAACTGCACCCGTAGCAACTTCATCTATTAGGATGCAAGTTTTTGTTCGAGGTGCTGAAAATCTAGAATTTGCAAACCCTGCTGAACCACCATCTTATATTTCACCTTTTACGGTGCAATCTCAAGATGTTTATGGTGAACCACAATCTTCTGTGGTGGGAGCAGTGCGAAACCCTAATAGTGATAAGTATCTTGTCAATTGGGGTGAATCTATTCTTTCTTTAAGGCGTCTAATGAGACGTACAAATCTCTCTTCAGTTTGGTGTCAACCTGTAGCTATTACTGATGACAAATATACTGTCATTAGGCAACGGTTTACAAAATGGCCACCATACTATGGATATGATCCTGCTGGTTTGAATAGTGCGAAAGGTTTAATTGCAACAGTAACAAATTTTAACTATAATTTTTGTCAATCTACCATTTATAATTGGATAGCGCCAGCCTTTGTTGCTCAGCGTGGTTCAATGATATGGACTTTTAATGTTGATTCTAATCATACAGTTAATAGTGTTAAAGTTATTAGAACCCCCCAGAATACTGGAGTAGCTACTAATACTATAACTACATTTGTTGGTGGAACACAATCTGCTGATGCTAGATATTTCCGTCTTAATACACAAGCCCAAGCGAGTGGATCTGCTTTAACTAGTCAGGAAACTCAATTTGGTTTGTCTGTTTTGTGTCCTAATTATAATCCTTATAGATTTCAAACTACGACACCTACTAATGCAACTAATCCAAGTGCAG